TGATCTCGGGCTCACCGGCTTCGGGGACGACGAACTCCAGGACCTGCTCTACGGCCATCGCGAAGAACAGGGCGGCCTGACCGAGGACGACGCCATTCCTGAAGTGCCGGCAACGCCGGTGACACGGCGCGGTGACCTCTGGCTGCTGGGTGAACACCGACTGCTCTGTGGCGACTCCACCGATGGGGCAGATGTCACCAGGCTGATGAATGACGAGCGCGCCGCGCTGTTTGCCACCGATCCGCCCTACCTGGTCGATTATGACGGAACCAACCATCCGACGAAGAAGACCGCCTCGGCGCGGGCCAAGAAGATCGCGAACAAGGATTGGTCCGATGACTATGTCGAGCAGAAGCACTGGGATGATTCCTCACAAGGCCCGCAGTTCTACGAAGCCTTCTGCCGGACGGCGATCGAGCATGCCATTGCCGAGGACGTCGCCTGGTACTGCTGGCACGCCTCGCGCCGCCAGCGCATGCTGGAAAATGTCTGGGACAAGTTCGACGTGCTGCATCACCAGCAGATCATCTGGGCCAAATCCCGCCCGGTGCTGACCCGCTCGGTCATGCTGTGGGCGCACGAGCCCTGCCTGTTCGGCTGGGTTCGCGGCAAGAAGCCAAGGATCAATCGCGAGGGGTTCGAAAGCTGGCCGACGACGGTCTGGAACATCCCGTCCTCGGAAATCGAGACCCGCGAGCATCCGACCTCGAAGCCGGTGCGGGTGTTCACGCTGCCGATGCAGCTGCACACCCGTCCGGGCGACATTTGCTACGAGCCGTTCTCCGGTTCCGGCTCGCAGCTGATCGCCGGCGAGAAGACCGGGCGAAAGGTCTACGGGCTGGAGCTGTCGGAAGCCTTCTGCGACGTGGTCGTCAAACGCTGGCAGGAATTTACCGGCAAGGTGGCGACGCTGGATGGTGACGGCCGCAGCTTTGACGAGATCGCCTCCGAGCGCGTGCCCAATACCGACAATGTGGCCGGGGATGCGGCCAAGGACGCGGCAGCAGCATGAAACAGTCGCGCGCCATGTCGCTGGTGGAATCCCTCACCAATGTCGCAATCGGCTACGGCATCGCGGTGGTGACACAGATCGTGGTGTTCCCGCTGTTCGGATTGTCGACCACGCTGGCAGAGAACATGGCCATGGGCGCGATCTTCACCGTGGTGTCGATCGCGCGCTCGTTCACATTGCGGCGGCTGTTCGAGGCAGTACGCCTTCGCGGTAACGACACTGGATAATGCATGGAGTTTTGACATGGCCGGCCGCAAGCCGCTGCCGACGCATCTGAAGCTGGTCAAGGGCACGGCGCGGCCGCACCGCCTGAACAAGGCCGAGCCGAAGCCGGTGGGGGCGACGCCGGAGCCACCCGACCATCTCGATGAGGAGGCCCGCGTCAAGTTCATGGAGATGGCGGAACTGCTCGCCCGGCACGGCGTCATGACCGAATTGGATACCGGCGCACTCGCCCGCTACGTCGTGATCTGGCGTCGCTGGCTCGAAGCCGAGCAGGAGGTGAAGCGCCGTGGTCCGGTGGTGAAGACGTCGAATGACAACATCATCCAGAATCCGTTTCTGGCGGTGGCCAACAAGTGCCTGGCGCAGATGGCGCAGATCGAGAGCGAGTTCGGGCTGACACCGTCCAGCCGCTCGCGCATCCGCATGGCGGAGCCTGCCGAGACCAGTGATCCATTCGAGGATTTTTTGACCCGTGGCAGAAAAGCGTAAATCCGGCAGCCGCAGCAAGAAGCTGGTCTGTCCGGTCACGGCCTATGCGCGTGGTGTCATCAGCGGCAAGATCATTGCCGGCCGGCTGGTGAAGCTGGCCTGCGAACGCCACCTTGCCGATCTGAAACTTGGTGGCAAGCGTGGCCTCGTCTGGGACGGCGCTGCCGCCCGGCACGCGATCGCCTTCTTCGGTCATCTGCGTCATTCGACCGGCGAATGGGCAGGAGAGCCGTTTGCGCTGCAGCCGTGGCAGCAGTTCGTCGTCGGCTCGCTTTATGGCTGGAAGCGGAAGACCCGTTCGGGCCAACATGGCTTGCGCCGTTTCCGTACGGCTTACGTCGAGGTGGCGCGGAAGAACGGCAAGTCGGTGCTGCTGGCAGGAACCGCGCTTTATGCCCTGATTGCTGATGGCGAGCCAGGTGCGCATGTCTATTCGGCAGCGACGACCCGCGACCAGGCGCGCATCGTCTTTGGCGAAGCCGAGCGCATGGTGGCGGCAAGCGCGGCGCTGCAGGCAAGGATTACCAGGACGGTGAACAATCTGGCGGTGTTGCCGACGTCGTCCTGGTTCCGGCCGCTGTCGGCCGACGCCACCAAGATGGACGGATTGAACATTCACTTTGCGGCCGTCGACGAAGTGCACGAACATCCGGGACCCGAGATCATTCAGAAGCTGAACACCGCCACTGGTGCGCGGCGCCAGCCCTTGATCTTCGAGATCACCACGGCCGGTTATGACCGCCATTCCGTGTGTCGCCAGCATCACGAATTCTCGGTCAAAGCGCTGGAAGGCACGGTGCCGACGGAGTCTTCCGATAGCTGGTTCGGCTACATCGCAACAATAGACGATGGCGACGACTGGACCGACGAGACTGTCTGGGTGAAGGCCAATCCGAGCCTCGGCGTGACGGTGAAGGTCGACGATCTCAAGCGCCAGATCATTGAGGCTAAGGAAATGCCGGCGCAGCAGAATGCCATCCGCCGGCTGCGGCTCAACGAATGGACCGAGCAGGTCACGCGCTGGCTCGACATGGGCGTGTGGGAGGAAGGCGGCCTGCCAGCCACCACCGACTGGCGCATCGTCAAACACGAGCTGGAGGAACTGGAAGGCAAGCTGCTCGGCCGCGAATGCTATGGCGGGCTGGATCTTGCCCGCGTCAATGATCTGTCAGCCTTCGTGCTTCTCTTCCCGCCGACGCTCGACGACGATCTTGGCACCCTTGCCGATAAATGGATCGTGCTCTGCCGCTTCTGGATCCCGGAAGACGACATTCTACGCCGCGTGCGCCGCGACCGCGTGCCCTATGACGTCTGGCGCGACCAGGGATTCTTGACCGCCACGCCCGGCAACGCCACCGACTTCGCCTTCGTCGAGAAAGAGATTATCGAACTGGCGTCCCGTTACGATCTGCGCGAGCTGTCCTACGACCGTACCTTTGCCGGCGAGATCGTCCAGCATCTTCAGGATGAGGGATTGAACCTGGTCCAGTTCGGCCAGGGGTTCTTGAGCATGGCCGCACCGACGGCGGAACTGGAGCGGCTATCGGTGTCGCGATCGCTCTGGCATGGCGGCCATCCGGTGTTGCGCTGGAACGCCTCCAACGTTGCCGTGCGCCATGATCCGGCCGGCAACATCAAGCCGGACAAGGAGCGGTCGAGCGAACGCATCGACGGAATTGTCGCGATCTGCAATGCGCTCGGCCGGGCGCTCTCTCGTGACGTCAATGCCGGCCGCTCGGTCTATGAGAGCCGCGGCATCCTGATGCTGTGAGCTGACGGCGGCTTACGAAAGAAAACTCATGCCATTCTGGTCGAACTGGTTCGGCGGCTCCAAACCGCCGGCCGCCTCTCCGCGTGCGTCGTTCCAGGATGCGGGAGGCGGCCTCGTCATCACCACGGCGCGGCAGCTGGAAGAGGCGCTGCGCTCCGGAGAAGTGACCGCATCGGGCGCCACGGTGACGCCGAACAGCGCCATGCGGGTGGCAGCTGTCTATGCCTGTGTGCGCATCATCTCCGGTGCCGTGGCAACGTTGCCCTTGCATATCAAGCGCCGTGTCGACGAACGCACCCGTGAGGACGCCTCGGACACGCCGATCTGGACGGTGCTGCGGAAGAAGCCCAACCGCTGGCAGACGCCGTCGCAGTTCCGCCGCATGCTGCAGGCGCATCTTCTGTTGCGGGGCAATGCCTATGCGATGATCGTACGCTCGCGAGGGTTGGTCCAGGAGCTGATCCCGTTTCATCCTGATCGCGTCGAGGTGAAGCAGACCGACGATCTGACGCTGGAATATATTTACGCTCGCCAGGACGGACGGCGCATCCGGCTTCATCAGGATGAAGTGTTCCATCTCGTCGGGCTGTCGCTCGATGGTGTCCATGGCGTGTCGGCCATCAGCTACGCTCGCGAAACCATCGGTCTGTCGCTTGCGATGGAAGAC